GTCGAATCGACCATAGGAGTGATGATACGCCTATACCACGGTTGAACGGTGGTGCTGATCGACTCGTACCATCCAGCTGGATGGCCCAGTGCATCGTCTCTAGCGTACCAGTACTGTGAGGTTGCCGAAGGAGGAAGATCAAACTCCTCCCAAGACAACTTATTGTGAGCATTACCACTCGAATCAACAGCCGTTCCACCAAACGTATATGAGATCGCTGTGGTGGGGGTCAAGTCAACAGTAACTGACGTGTTGACGATGATGGTGGTGTCGTCAACGGTGACGGCTCGGATGTTGGATCCTGCCGTGTTTAGGTATGCCTTCTGGGCTGTCTGTTCGGCTCCCGTGCCCGTATAGGTGACGGTGCACGAAGTGCCGTCGATCTTGCGGACATGGATCGGAGTGGTCGCATCCTGATGAAACATAACCACGTACTTTTCCGTGGCACTGCGCTCGATCCAGTGAACTACGACACCATCGGTAAGGTTGGTGAATGTGGCGACAACCTCTGATCCTGGTCGCTTCTCAATACCTCGACTGAGAAGCAGCGACACATTGTCGGCTTCCTCAACCTGATTCGGGAAGCGCTGACCATCGGGTTGACGGGAGACTCCGCCGTTGAGATCGGGAATGACAATGCGCTGAAGCATCAGAAGGGTCCAATGTTCCTACGAGCTCCAATGGTCGGCCAGGAGCTCTTGGTGTTGCTGGTAAACGCCGAGATGTCGCGCGAACGCATGTCTGCGGCGCGGCTCTTGGCACGGGACATGAAGGCGATCTCCTGCAGGAGCTTATCCTGCGCGGCCTCGCCTACAGTAGCCATCTGGTACATACGAGCCGCCTGATCGGTGATCTCAAACTGCTCTGCAGTAGGAAGATCCTCGAAGCCAAGGGCGGTCGTGATTCGAATCTGGATTGGAGTACCTACCGTAAAGATGTCGGTGTTGTTGTCGACGTCGAACAGGTAGGTGGGAGTACGGCCGCGCTGGACTAGGTTTCGTCCATAGTCGGTGCTGACCGTGTCGACGACAAGAGTGGTATCAGGAATCCACACCTTTCCATCGACATCGGGATACACGGCCTTCTCGACGGTGTTGCAGTTCAGGCCGGTAAGCTGGCACTGGAGTGCGACTTCGTCGAGGGTCTGGACAGCCAGGGTGACGTCGTTGGACCCGGTCACCGCGAGGGTGGAGACGGGGTATTCACCGGCTGCACGGAGAATGCGGTTTACTGCATCGAGCTTGCTGAGTGCGCCCATGGTTGTTCCTTATGTAAAAGCCCCAAGCACCTTTCGGTGCCTGGGGCCGGGAGCGAAATCCCCGAAGGGACTTATTTTCGTATTACCCGATGCGCGTGACGGTGATGTCACGTGCGGTCCACGTTGCGTTGGCCGTAAGCGTCAGGATGCCCGACGCAACAGCCGGAACAAGGACGTTGGCTGCAGCAGTAGCAGAGAGGTTGGCCGAAGCACCGCTCAGAACCAGGGCGCCAGCCGCGGTCACGTGAACCATGCCAACAGGCTGATTGGCCGTGCCGGTGCCGGAGACGACGAAAGCCGCCGGATACGTCTCGATCTTTGGAAGCGTGCACACGCCGGATGCGGCAAGCGCCTTGAAGACGTACGTGTTGGCGTCGGCGTAGTCACGGGTCGAGGGACCGTAGGCCTCGACGGTCGAAGTCGGATTGATGGTTGCGTTGTTGTTGATTGGCATGTTGTTCTTTTCTTTCTGTCAGAGAAGGGGCCCCGAAGGGCCCCTTCAGTGTTCGTTACTTCTGTTCTATCAGGTGCCGCAGATTTCGTAGGCCGCGTACGGACGGAGAGCGCCTCCACCCATCAGCATCTTCGAGACCATGAAGTCCGACTGACGACGAACGTCGCGGAACTTCTCGCTCTGGATGCCCATCATCTGAAGCACGGCGATTGCGCTCTTGTGGAACACGACGCCACCGGTCTTCGAGAAGTCGCCACGGTACTTGGACGGACCGGTCGTGATGTTGCTGTTCGGGATGTGATTCGAGCAGTACACAGGGACGCCGAGGATGTCGATCGGGAGCTGGTAGCCCTGGTTGTCCTGGATCTTCGGACCAGCAGCGCCGGTGTCGTTGCGACCCCAGAGGGCGCTACCACCACCGCTGACGTTCTGAATACCGGAGTTCCAGTACGGAAGACCGAGCGTGCGGAGACCGTAGTAGAGGTCGACGTTGACGACCGCGCAGCGCTCCGACACGGGAATGTCGTACTTGTCCATCTGACGGCAGATGGCGGTGAGGACCTCGATGAACGTACCGGCGGTCTGCTCCGAGCCCCAGTTGGTGTCGTCAAGATCGGCGTTAGCCGCGACCTTGTCCTTACCACCGATGGGGAAGCTGTTGGTGCCCGAGTCGGCGGTGACGCGCGCTGCGTTGATCAGGAGGGCCGCAATCTTGCGGTCCATCTGGCGTGCAAGCTCGCGGCCCGTCTCCGAGGCAAGCTCGTTGCGGACGTCGAAGTGCGACATCGCAGTGTCGATGTCATCGACCTCGAAGTGAGCGACCAGCGGACGATCGTCGAGGCTGATCGAGTACTCCTTCGTCTCGACATCGAGGCCGAGGAGCTCGGTACCGGCCTCATGGTACTCCGAGCCGATCTTCCAGGTCGCGGGGAACTTCATCGTCGTACCGCTGGAGATCGACTTGTAGTTGACCTTGTCCAGGAACTGGTTGTACTCCTGGAAAGCGGTAAGGACTTCGCCGCCGTAGACGGGAAGCCACATGTCGGACGGGGTCGGGGTTGCATTGGCCATGTTCTGGCCGAAGCGAATCAGATTGCTATTGGACATTGTCTATTTCTCTTGCTAGTTCATTGTGACGGTTACCTCTGCTTTGATTGTCGTCTCTAGGATTGTCCAGCAACACGCTGGGTCCGGACGGTCTCTGCTTTGGAAAGGCCGAGCGGGGGTACGATACCCGCATACTCGTCGAGCGAGATCTTCGTTAGATCATCGGCCAGCACGGCGAACCGTGCGTCAGGTCTTGTTGATGGAGGAACCGACTTCGATTCCCTTGTTGTAGCTGTCGCGCTTCTCCTTGGCGACACGGGCGTCCTCGCCCGGGCGCTTCAGGAAGATACCGCCGATCAGCGACAGGACGGACAGGAGGACGGCGCCTCCAGGGACTCCGCCCACGTTCTCGGTGGCCACACCGACGCCGATGTCGGTGATCTGCTTGATGACGGCGTACCGCTCGTTGGCGTCCTCGATGGCTCCCTCGAACTTTCGGGTGTTCGAGTCGACGTAGGCGACCCAGTCCGAGAAGACCATGTCGGCTTCGTCAAGGGTCACCTTCTCGTCAGGAGCAATGCCGACCGCTTCCTTGACTTGCGAAGGCACGGCGACCTGCACCAGCGACGCCAGGTTGCATCCCTGGAGAACCATGAGCGCGCCGAAGGCGACGATCAGGACAAGGAGGATGAACAAGGCGTGCGGGACTTCCTTGAGGTAGTTCTTGATGTCTTCAAGCATTCTTGCTGTATCCGGTGATGCGAACACGTTCCTGAACGTAGTTCTGGTATTCGGAATCGTACTTGTACCGAGGATCGCGCATGGCAGCGACCATCTCCTTGCTGCTGGCAAACGGCTTGACGCCAGCCGGGACACCGGACGACCCGACGACGCGGGACTTCGGTTCGGTGTTGGTGGCATCACGACGGGCCTTGATGCCAAGAAGGACATTCTGCCAGCCGGGTTGCTTGAGGGCGCTGTTGACGGCCTCACGCTCGACGTCGGGCAGGTTGTCGGTGGCCCACTGGATGACGCTCTTCAGCTCATCTGGACCACCGACAACACCCGCTGCCTCGGTCGCTAGCTGTCGCTGCTTCGCACGGATGCCGTCGACGTAGGTATCAAGGATCTGGTCGGGGATACCGAACTTCGACTTGATGGTCGCACGGGTCTCCTGCGAGACGTTGCCGGTGCTGCTGATCTCGACTCCCCACTTGTTCCATTCATCCTCGCTGGGCTGAACGGGCTTGTCGGGAATCTTCAGGTCCGGCACAGAAACGTCCGCGTCGGGACGTCGGTCCTGAGTTACTGGCTCAGGAGGGGTAGTCTGCTTGCCTGCCTGCTGAAGACGGGTGATCTCCGCACGCATGTCCTTCCACGACTTGATGAACTTCTCAGGATCACCGTTGTACTGCGGAGGGAGGTTGCTGGGATTGCTGCGTGCGAACGTCTCGACGTTCTTCAGCTCATTGTCCACTTCTGGGGTTTCGTTTTCGCTCATTGTGCGTTACCTTGGATTGCAGCCTCGGCTCCCATCTCTGCCATGGAGCCCATGCTGCTGATCATCTGCTCGGAGGCCATCGCGTTGATGGACTGCTGTGCAGCTTGCTGCTGCTCCTGCTGGAGCTGCTGCGGGGTCTTGACGAGGCCGACCGGCTCGAGGCCGAACGACGACGTCCACTTGATCGCCCATCCGTACCAGTCGATGAACGGCTGGACGGCCTGGGTCTGTCCGACGACAGCCGCCCACTGGGACAGCTGGCTGTTGGTTACTTCTCGGTTGAGTGCCTCGAGGCCCGTGCGGACCTTCAGGTTCAGGGGGCCTGAGCCTTGGATCAGCTTCAGGATCTCCTTGGGCACCAGCTTGTCGCGTCCCATGAGGACGAGGACACGCTTGACGATCGGGATCTGGATGTCACGGGCGAGGCCGCTGAAGATGCCGCCGAGGGTCTGGTCGAGTTCCTGGGCCACCTCGCGGATCTCGGTCGCAGTGACACGGTCTCCGGTGCGCTGGACGGACGACTGCAGGAGGAACGTGCGTCCCAGTTGCTGAGTCAGGTCAGCCCTGAGCGAAGCCATAGGACCGAGATCAATCTGCTTGAGCAGCTGGATCGGAAAGACGTCGACCTGACGGGCAGGAACGAAGTCTCCATTTTCGGTATCCTGGAGGTCAGATGCCTCGGTGATGCCAGTTGGGTCAACCCCGATGCGGAACTCCGAGTTGGCGACAGCTGCCTCGACGAGGGCCTTGGTGATGGTCTCGAGCGTGCGGATGTCTCCGATGTGCTCCTCGACCAGCGAGCGACCGTAGTCCTCGCCAGCGATGCGCGACCACACCTGGGGAACATAAGGACACACGTCGTAGGTACCACTGTCGACCATGACGCCGCAGTATTCCTTCTCGACTTCCCACTTCTTGGTGTCCTCGTCCCACTCGATCTCGGTGTAGAAGGGCTTGTGGTCCTCGGTGGGACCGGTGCCTTCGTACTCCTCCTCAAGGTCCACGTTCTTAGGCCAGTCCTCCGGAACGGCGTCGGGATCGACCCATTCGCGGAGGATGATGCGCTTGACGCGGCCATCGGGATAGCGTTGGACGACGTACTGGTCGATGCGATGCACCCGGAACGAGTACTCGTCGACGATCTCGAACAGCGCGTCACCGCAGATGATCAGGTGCTGGAACAGGACGAACAGCTCCTGACGGAGGTTCGTCGAGCTCAGCTTGTCCATGATCTTGCGGTCAAGACGACTGAGCTGCGCCATTGTCTCGGTAGGGTCGACGCCCTGAGGGACGAAGGCCTGGTCGAGCTCGAAGTTGAAGAACGGAGCCTGGTTAAGCGGATAGATGGCGGAGACCATCCGAGATGCCAGCGCCATCACGCCACGGGCGGGAAGGCTGCTGAAGACATCGGGAAGCTCCATCGTCTCGGTGAAGCCGTCCTCTGGGTAGAGACCAGGCACGGTGAGACGGGCACAGTCCTGCGCCCTCTGCAGCTTGTTGCTGCGGCGGCTGTCGAGCCGCTCGAACTCTGTCTGAATCTCACCCTTCATTGAAGACCTCTGTACATGTCGATCCAGGACCTATCGGTCTTGGAGCCGTTTGTGTTGGCTGGAAGCGGATTGAACAGACCCTGTGACGGGTTGTTCACCGAAGGCGTAGAGCCTGGTGCGTTGATGCCGAGGTTCGGCGCGCTGAACCAGCTCAGGTCCTGATTGGAGTACCTGGTCGGGTCGAACGAGGGATCGAACTTGGCCGGTACGAAGAGACCTGAAGCATCCATGGGAGCCCAGTCTGCAACTTCGAACGAGCTACGCTCGCCCGAGAGGTTGGCTCGAGTAAGGCTTTCGTACGCTCCGACGCGCTCGACGAACTGTCGGCGCTCGCCCTCGAACTTGACTCTTTCTCGCTCAAGTTCAGACTCCGTCTTGATCTGGGCCTCACTTGGGCCCCGGGGAACGCTCGGACCCATGCTTGGTCTGCCTTTCTAGAAGAGACTTGATTGTCGTCACGACGCTGTACTGACCTGATCGGAAGTCGATCTCCCGCAGGTCGACGCCACGCGTGTCGAGTACCGGAGGAAAGGAGGCCTCTAGCCAGAGGACCAGTTCCGGTGTGATGTTTGGTTTGTTCATTTAGAGTTCCTGTAGGAGTCGGTGAAGCTCGACCGGACTGTCGCACCTGAGGGGCAACCCCATGGCGCACAGGATGGTCGACACAACGCCGACGCAGGTGGTTCTTTTTGGATGGTATCCAGCGAGGAGCATCAGCTCCGAGACGAACATCCAGGAAGGTGAGCTGACCACATGGCCCTCCCCCAGAAGCGACACCAGCTTTGGGTCGTGGGGAGGAGGGTCTATGGTGAAGGATTCTCTGACGTACTTCTGGATGACACGTTCGGCAAGATCTGCAGGTCGCCAGGAGGACGTCTCCCCTCGGGGGACGGTCAGGTAATGGTCCCCGTAGCGGATGCCGACGTGGACGGCAGGGAAGCCCCTAAGGGTACCCGATAGAACGCTAAGGGTATCCCCTAGGTTCATGAAGTCTACCCTTACTAGCATACCTCTACTCTCCTTTACTCTATCCTCTAGGAGGTAAGAGAATAAGGGCGTATAGGGTAGCCCCTATACGCCCCTATTGACGTTCTATAGGTCCCACCATAAAGGAGGGGGTAATTACGTCCCTCTCAGGAACACACTTGGCGGAGCAGCGGTAGACCAATTACCGAAACTAGCCCACAGTGACGTTGAAAGCGTTGGAAATGAACCGCTGGATGAGTACGTGGCAGTGTAGGAAATGCTAATGTACCTATTATACGAATTAGGTACAATATGCAGAATAGGCAGCGAGCCACTAGAAACGGTAGTCATGTTACTAGCTGCGCCTCCCGCCCATATTGCTAGCCAGTATTGCGTGTTTGCATTAATGCTGTAAGATACAGTTTGTGTCTTTGCACCAAATGTACCAGAAGACACCTCAGCTGTCTCCACCAATGCAGATGTACTTGGGCGACCACTTGAGTCAGATCCGTATATTCCAGCTCGAACTAAACCACCAGGGCTGTTAGCGGACACGGTCCACGCCATCTGGTTTATTGAGAAGGAATAAGGAAAATTAACAGGATACATCCTAAGTGTATTAGCACTGATGCTTGCTGTGCCGCTAGCGTTATTTACCAACACGCCATTTGTGTAAAAGCCTGTAAGTGGCTTAAACCATGGAGTGGTCGGTGTTGCAGAGCCACCGCCACCGGCGCCGATCTCCACTACCGTGCCATTGTCCTTCTTTGTGAACACCTTGCCATCGGCCGTATTCACAGCAAGCTCGCCTGCTGAAAGAGAAACACTAGATGGAACTGCGCCAGTTGTGCTGGATCGCTTGTGTTTGATCGTGTTAGCCATTATTTATCTCAGAACGATCCGCCGTCAACGGTCACATTATCGAGGTTCGTGCTCGAAAGAACCAGGGTTCCTCCGATGTAGAAGGACTTGCCGGATGCAAGGTTGAGGTGCTCGCTGCTGGTCCAGGCGTCGGTTGAGTCAACCCAGTTGAACGTCTTGTCGGTTGCGCCCTTAAGCGTGATGCCGCCGCCATCAGCGGTTGTATCGCTCGGGGTGGTCACGTCTCCAAGAACGATGTTCTTGTCTTCGACGACGAGGTTCGTCGAGTTGATGTTCGTCGTCGTGCCGTTGATCGTCAGGTCGCCAGTGACAGTCAGGTTTCCGCTGACCGTACCACCAGAGGTAGGCACATACGAAAGAGACGGAATGTCGGCAGCAACAAGAGAACGGAACGTAGGCGCGCCGTTGCTGCCGTTCGGCGCCGCAAACACCTGGTTGGCGGTCTGCGATGCGAGGGACAGCGCAAGCGTACCGCTAGTGGTTACAGGTGAACCAGTGACGGAAAGAAACGTAGGAGCGGTAAGAGCAACGCTGCTGACCGTACCACCGCCAGCAGACGAAACCGCGTTGGTCACGAATGCAGTCGTGGCCACCTTGGTAGTGTTGTCTCCAGCAGTAGCCGTTGAGGCTGTAGCGCTGGAGCCAAGGGCAACGGTACCGCTGAAGGTCTTGTTGCCGGTGATGGTCTGGGTACCGCTGAGGGTACAGAATGCACCATTTCCACCAATGGCCTCCACCGTGGTGGCGGAACCACCGGCACCGCCGGTTCCCTTGCCGTAGTAGAGAACGTTGTCCACTTCGTTGAACGCAAGTTCAGCGTTGGACAGGGACGAGGGAGCACCGGGAGAACCTGATGCACGACGCTTGATACGAACTGTATTAGCCATGTTTTTCCTTAGAAGTTACCGCCATCGACCAGATCGGTCTGCGGTCTGTTAGTCCACTTGCTTGTTGAGGTCGAGAACTGGATCACATCGTTATCGCTAACAGATGTCAGCTGAACATCTGTTATGGCTGAAATCGGATGCGTGTGGGACAGCGGAGTCCTGGCGTCTGACAGCCTGGAATCATCCGCACGGACGGCTTTGGTTGAGCTACTGACGCCGCTTGCTGCAAAGTCAACGGCAATCGTTCTGTTTGTAGATAGGTCGCCTCCTCCTGTAAGACCAAGTCCGCTGTTGATCTGGGTAGACGTATCTACTTTTGTTGCATCCGAGGGAACAGCAATGTTTAGCTGTGGCTTGCTACCGGCGGTTCCCCAGACAAATGCACCTGAAAGCTTAATCTCTTCTGCGGCACCGTTACTGCCTGGACTTCGTCCAATGAGCGAAGCCGCTTCCACGGTGCCAATGCCGGAAGCGCTTCGTTTTGCAATCATTTCGATTTCTTTTTGTTCGATTCTGTCGAACCTGCTCATGTCATGATCTCCATATCCAACCACGCCGGAGCGAGGTGGTCTACCAGTTGCTTGAGAGTGTCCTCGCTGTAGTTGTTGTTGACGTAGTAGTCGAAGATGTCAGGGTAGTGCCCGTATGAGTACAGCATTGCGAGTCGTTCTGACTCATGCTTGCGCCACTCTGCGTCCATGTCCTTGATACGGGCCATGCCGTCAATGAATACGGTGGTTCCTCCCATTCCCTCGATCATCTCGAGTTCGTTCATGTATCGAACGTCATCGAAGATGGCAACGGTTTCTTTCCAATGGGAGGTCCACTCAAACCGATCCTTGTGCATGTAGTCAGCCTGCTCGATTGCCGCAAGCTTTAGAAGATTGGCTATTGCGCGTTCTACCCAATAGTCAGGACCGGTTACACCTGGCTTGTAGTTCGGATCTCTTCGGCTTTCTCCCCAGCGCTGCAGTACTGCCCTGTACTTCTTTGGGTCCTTGTCCTTGGACAGCCCAAGACGCTCAGCGGCGTCCTTCATTGGCTTGGCAAAGGACATCCTAACTGGGTTAAGGTCGTGCTCCTTGCACCAGTCAAACAGATAGTTGGCTGCGGTCGTCTTACCGCCTCGGGCAAG